TGGAAACACGCTGCGTGCATCCCACCATGCAAACGCCTTCGACAATGCGAATCCTTCGTGCTCGAAACACACCCATTCACGCACCACGATCCAGCCGAGATTTCCCGCAGGCATACTATCGTCGCTGACATAGTACGACACGCACAGCGTAGGCGGTTTGCCCGGTGTGTTCTTCTTCGCGTGCAGATGCCAATTGACCTCTTGCACGTCATACCATTGCGGCTCCGGTGCTCCCACGATAGATGAAGTCGTGTCAATTTCGTCACCGTGCCGCGGTGTCTGATCCATCTGCCGAACAAATATGTGCCCGCACTCACTGCACTTGACGGCGGACAAATGGACCTCGTTTTTACACTTCGGGCAGACCTTCGACGGTGCCTCGCTGCCGTCTACATTCCTCGGCTTGCTGATGCCGTAATCGTCCGCGTCCAGTGCCCCGTGCCTCTGCAGGTTGCCCCCGAAATCCAGAATCAGGCAATCCGTTTTGCCCTGAGAAATCCGAAGGCCACGCCCGACGATTTGCGCGAATAAACCGGGTGACATTGTGGCTCGCAGGACAGCCACCGCGTCAATCCCCGGCGCATCGAATCCGGTTGTCAGCACGTCCACATTCACACACCACCTCAAACTACCGGATCTGAAGTCCGACAACACCCGCTGACGTTCGATTGCGTGCGTCTCGCCTGTGACCAATCCGACCTCCTGCCCTGTCAGATCCCGCAAAGCAAGTGCCACCTGTTCCGCATGACTGACACCAGCACAAAACACCAGGATGGATTTCCTGTTTTCGCAGGCAATTGTCAGTTCGCAAACGGCTGCATGAATGATCTTATCGCCTGTAAATGCGGCCTCCATTTCTGCCGCAACAAACTCACCACCCCTGACCTTGACGTTCTTCAAATCGGCCTGACTGTCTGCCGGATTGTTCGTGAGTCTGCTGAGAAATCCCGCCTCTATCAACGCGCCGGTTTTGGCCTCGTAGCAAACGCCGCTGAACAGCTTGCCGTCACCTGCCAAACTGCCCTCACCCGTGCGGTATGGTGTCGCCGTCAACCCGACGCAAAACAGCCTGCGGTTGTGCTGTTGCAGCCCGTCCAAAAACTGCCGATACATGCTCCCGCCGTCGTCGCTGATCAGGTGTGCTTCATCAATGACCACCAGACCGCGTTTCCCAAACTCCGAAGCATCACGGTAGACGCTCTGAATCCCCGCACATATCACCGTGCTGTCGATGTCTCTCTCGTTCAACCCAGCGGAATTGATTCCGACCTTTAGCCCCGTCAACCGCTGAATCTTGTCGGCGTTTTGCTGCAGCAGTTCTTTGCGGTGTGCCACGACTAACACACGCTGCCCCCACTCGACGGCCTGCCGGATCAGCAACGCAATCACGATCGACTTGCCCGCCCCTGTCGGCAGGACGATCAGCGGATTTCCTCGCCCGTCGTGGATGTACTGCCATGCGGCATGATTCGCTTCGCTCTGATACCAACGTGCTTCCACAACCACCCCTCCCGCAAAACACCCGGCAGCGTTGACCGCTGCCGGGTCTCGATTGCCTCAACACAGAACCATCAGCCGAACGGATTCGCAGGACCTGCAGACGGTGCTGGATAGCTGGTCTGCGTCATCGGCTGACCGCTCGACCGCTTCGGGCTGTAGCCTTTGACCTGCGCCTTCATCTCGCCCTCGTGCTCACGGTGAACCACCGTGACCGTCAACAGCCTGTCGTGCAACTGTTCACTGGCCTGCACCGTTGCCAGCCCGAGGGCGTCCATGATTGCCTTCAGCCGCTGTTTGGCAATCGTTCCAGCGGTGCCAGCGTGACGCACGCACAGGTTATCCCACAACGTGCTGCCGTTGTACTCCGGATGGTTCTGCACCTTCAGCGTCAACGCCAGCATCGCCGGTCCGCCAGACTTCGGCGGTTTCATTTCACTCTGGGAAATCACCGCCTGATAATCACCCTCAGGCAACAGCCGCCGTACAGGCTGCGCCTGCACGTTGTTCATATCCAAATCAGAAAGATTCGCCATGACTTATTAACCCTTCGCATCTGAAGAAACGCCACTAATGTGCTGAGCATACGCCGCCCAGTTAAACTCGATTTCCCCCGGCATGTTCAGGCGGTTTTTCGCCAACGCTGCCGGAGTCTCCACGCACCGCAAATAACGCTCTGACGCACCGCTTGCGATCGTGCGTTCTTTGTTAAACCCCTGATCTTCCTTGCGGGTGTAGACTCGGTAGCTCGCAAACAGGACCTCATCGCACCATTCTTGAATCAGTGCCGATGCGGTCTCGTGCAACGCGGGCTGATATCGGTCGTATGAATCGGCTGTCGGGTCCTGGTGCTTACGGATTGCGGTGTGTGCCAGCAGGATCACACCGACACCCTGCGTTCTCCGCATGATGTCCAGGCCGTCCAGCAACGAATCCCACAACGCCATTGCTGACTTGTAGCCTGCTCCATACGGAATCTCCGAAATGTGCTTTTTGTTCGCACGCTCGGCAACGTCAGCATGGATCAGGCTTTCCAGCCAATCCAGCGTATCAATGGCAACCCACTTGAATCCGTGGTTTGCGTTCGCGAACAACCATGACAGCGCACCCATCAGGTCTGCATACGTCCGCAGGTGCTCTGTCTTTGCACAGTCGATGTCGTTCAACCCGTCCTCCAGATTCAGAAACAGCACGTCCGGAGCCTGCGCGGCCCATGACGATTTGCCGATCCCGTGTGTGCCATACAGCATCACACGTCTCGGCACCACCGTTTTACCCCTCGTGATCTTCACTATTGCATCTCCTGTTCATCACTCATCAAACCTGATTCGCCGACCGCCGGCCAATCAATCGGATCACTACTCAATCGCTCACGGTACTCCGGATGGATTCGCCGCGGAATACCCCACGGCATTTCACCAGGATCCCAACGGCTGTGTGGTCCGTCGCGCCCGTATTCCCTCGCTTCGCGTTCCCTCGCTCCGTCCTCAACGGCCCCAAAAAACGGAGCAAAGATGTTGTCTGTCATGCGTCCCTCGTGACTGTGAATTGCGTCTTGCCCGTCTTTGGCGTGATCACTTCAATCATCGTCCACCGGTATCCCGTCAACGCCAACATCTTACGCACCGTCAAATCTGCCCGGTACCGTGAAGGCAGTCGATAGGATTCGCCGACCGCCAACGTTTTCAGCGTCGCCGCCATTCTTTCATCGCCGACCATAGGCGTTTTCCTCCAATTCTGTCCGCCAGATATGTGCGTCTCGTGGTGCCACGATTGCCAACCGCGCCTTGTCGTTGCGGATCTCCACCAGCGTAATCTGCACCTGCACTCCGTTGCAGTCGATCACGAACGATTCCTGTGGCTTTCGGCTGATCACCAACCGGCTGCATCCCTCGGGCTTTTCCGGCAACAGGTGTTCCGGTGTTGCCTCCGGGATGTCTGGTGCATCGTGCGGGAGTGCTGCGACCTGTGGTTTTGTGCGTTTCATGTGTCCGTATTCCCTCACTGTTAAAGGTTATGCGTCTGGAGCACACTTGCGAATCCAGATCTCCGTTTGTGGCGTGACTGACCATCGTTTGCTGATAAATGCCAGTGCAACCTGTTTGTCGTCAACCCACACACCGCAATCGGTCAATGCGTCCTTGACGGCCTTCAGCACGTTGTCTGAATCCGGCTTTGCGTCGTGCAATGCGCCTTGCGAGTCAGCACGTTTTTTCTTGCTCCATGATGCAGGCATTGAAAAGCTACAATACACGTTCAGCTGAATCGGCCCTGCGATTGTTTTCCACTTGCAAGTCGCCTCAACGAACGCCGCCTTAATCGCGGCCTTGTATCCGTGTACAGGATGTGACTTTGGCAAATACAATCTGCCACGTCCTCCAATCGTGCTCACTCTGTGCCGCGGTTGTGCCACTGGCTCACCGGGCACAATGAAAAGCAAATTAGTGCTCAAAATCGTTCCTCCCGCTCTGTGTGTCCCTGAGATAGTGTGACCGTGGAACGCTCCACGATACCGGCTGTTCTCGCATGTCCCGCTGTCGTCGAACTTCCTCCGGCCACTCCCGCTGAATCTCCAGACACCGCTGCCGGATCTGCTCCGGTGTCGGGTCTGCCCCGCGTGGTCTCTGCGGATCAGGATTCACCGCGTCTGCCGGTGCCCAGACCTGCGTTCCGTTCTTCAGCGTCACGACATACGCCACGCCGCCGTCCTCCAGCTCGATGATCGTTGCCACCTTGCCCGCTTGCCACATGCCTCCGCCGTCATCGACCAAGACCCGCTCACCCAATCGCCTCAGCCTGTTTGATTTCTTTGGCACGTCCTTTGCCTTTCTGTGAAATGGAAAACCACCGGCGAATCATTCGCAGCGGGGATCAGCCGCCAGCGGACCTTGTGAGTGCTGCGGTGGTTGTTGTTGTCATTCATTGTCACTCGGCTTGCTTGTGCTCTTAATCGCTTCGGCAATTGCATGAAGTCCAGCCGCCACGTTGTTTGTTGCCGTGACCAAATCAGTTAATCGCTTGCAGCCGGAAAGCATTCCCATTGCCACATCGTTAATTACATCGACAACGTTTGCAGGCTGTCCAGCAGCGTCATCAACGTTTTCAGACACGAAACAAGACCGCAATGAATCTGCCACTGTCCAATCACTTCCGCTCATCTCAGTTTCTTTCATTGAAAAGACTATCACTCATGCCGAAAAATCGCCCGCGCTCGCGGGCAGTAGTAGGATGTCGTTTTGCCGGGCTGGCCCTGCCGCACGATCTCTGAACCGAGTGCCTGCAGGTCCCGCAGATCCCGCAACAGCATCCGGGCCCCGGTGTACTGCAGGATCTCGATGCATTCGTTTTTGGTGCGTCGTCCAGTGCACAGGAATGACTCCAGACTGCGCAAGCGCAGCAGGATTTGCAGACGGTTAGGATGTGGCACGCTCGCACTCCCAAAGAGCCTTAATAATCCCCAGGTATGCCGCCCTCTCGCCTTCGCTGTGCTGCTCATCTGCTGCTTGGTCTGCCTGCAGTTGCTGCAATTCTTCGCGTGCCTCGCCCAGCAGTCGCTCTAGTTGTGCGACCTCAGACCGCAATTGCTGCGCTGCGTTGAACTCGCTTTGCCATTCTGCCTGCAGTCGCTCGATTTCGGTTGCCTGGTCCGCCAGTGCTGAATTCGAAGCAGACCATCCCGCATACGTCTCCTGCAGTTCGATTCGCAGGCGATCAATCTCGGCTGTCTTTTCGTCGAGCGCCTCATTCGTCGAAATATACCGCGCTGTCGTGCTCTCCGTCTCTGCTGGACGGCTGACTGGTGCACGTTGCGAGCTGTACGGAAACGGCCCGATGTACTCCACCAGATCCACGGCACAACCGCCCTCGTGGAATGTGACTGTCCCGTTGTCTGCATAATACAGCACGCCGTCAGTCCATCGTTGCCCGCCCTCGCGTGGCT